TGGGCATTATCATCTACCAGTGGGTACTCATCATACGGATGACGATGGCCATACAGCAGCTGAACATAGAGAGATTGATTTGTGGAATTATAAATTGGGAGTTTTGATAACTCAGGAGAATACAAATGCCGGCAGTGACTAGAATAGGAGATGCAGATGTTCCACATTGTTCTAAAATGACTAGAGCCGTAGGTTCATCAAATGTATTTGCTAATGGTATTGCGGTAAGTAGACAATCAGATATTAATACAGTACATAAAAAACCCCCAGCACCATGTCCACCCCATACAGCACCAATTACATCAGGTTCATCTACAGTTAAGGTTAATGGATTGGGTTGTGGTAGAATTGGTGACGCAATAACAGCTTGTACATCTGTTGCTGCAGGAAGTCCTAATGTATTCGCAGGACCATAAGGAGAAACAGTATGGCTGATACAGTAACAGCAGGTTTAGCAGGAGCTAATGAACTATTTAATAGTCTTATATCTAAATTAGATACTATTAAAAGTGATTTGTTAGGGGGGTTAGAAACTGAAGCTTCAGCATTAGCAAGTACGTTGAGCAGCGACCTTACAGCAATAACAGGCGATTTAAGAAGCATGATGCCTGCTATACCAGCTCTTCCTGATATAAATTTACAAGCAGGATTAACAAGTTTGTCAGGCCTTACTGCCGGATCTGATAAACACACAGCTTTACTTAATGATATTACTTCAAATTTTGGTTCTGCATTATCTACTGGTGGATTTTCTTTAGACACTCTTGTATCAAAGGCATCATCAGCTGTTGATCTTGGAGATACTTTGTCTGGGGTTGTTCCAAATTTTGTAAAGGGTGCTGATGGGTTAACTGATGCATTTCAAATAGCAGATGCGGTAAAACAAGCAACGGAAGATTCAGTAAAAGAAATAGCATCCACATTTACAGTTAGTGATGCATTAACATCTCGTATTTCAGCAGTTGCTACTAATGTAGAAGCTTCATTAGCAGCAATCACATAAAATGTTGCTGATAAAAAGGAAAACTTTAATCACCCTAAATATTTTTTATTGGATGCCGGATTATGAAAACATATTGCAACAACTTATTTGGCAGACGATGGATGTTAAACCGAAGTACCCAAGGGTGCATAAATTTTTAGATCACTGGCATAATAATATAGATGCTAAATTAAGTGAAATTATAATACACGATAGTGAAAGGAGTATATAATGGCAAGGACAAGTTACGTATCCAAAGGTGAAGGAAAAAACGTATCTAAGTGGGCAAGAAAGGCAATGAAAAGAGAAAGAACAGGTTTTCAGAGAGCCAATGCTCAGTTGGATGCATTTTGGGAGGGAAAGAATGTTGTTCTTACTATTCCAAACCCAAACCCAAATGAAAAAGGTAAGCCGTTTATACGAAAAAACGCAAAGGAAGTATGGAGTAAAGATAGATTTATTATGAAACAATCTTGATATATTTTTTATAAATAAACATAAGAGGAGTCAGTAATGGCAACACCGACTGCACATACAGATGCACAAGGTCAAAATGATATTGACCGTAATGTCCGACAGTATAAAGATTTGGATCTTTTCTTTGGGAAAAAACAAGCATCTAATGATATCAATAAGGTTACTGATATTCAAGCAGTTAAGAGGTCTGTTCGGAATCTTGTATTATTAAATCATTATGAAAAGCCCTTTCATCCAGAAATTGCTTCTGGTGTAAGAGATATGTTGTTTGAGAATATGACACCAATAACTGCTTTTATTATTGCAAAACAAGTAGAAGATGTTATTGAGAATTATGAACCTAGAGTAAAATTGATTGGAGTGAGAGCTTTACCCAATCTGGATCGTAATGAATATGAAATTAGTATAGAATTTTATGTAGTAAATACTCCAACAGAGTTGGTAGATTTAACAGTATTTCTAGAGGTATTACGATAATGGCAGCAAATGACACAAGATTAACAGTAACAGAATTTGATTTTGATGAAGTAAAAGAAAATCTTAAAATATTTCTTAAAGCACAGACAGAATTTACGGACTATGACTTTGAGGGTGGTGGTATGAATATTTTACTGGACACTCTTGCATACAATACTCATTATCTTGGATTTAATGCCAATATGCTTGCAAATGAAATGTTCCTTGATAGTGCGTCAATACGATCCAGTATCGTTTCTCATGCAAAGACATTAGGTTATGTTACGTCTTCAGCTAGGGCTGCAAAAGCAAAGATAGATGTTACTCTCAACACAACAGCTCTTTCCTCAGCAACCATACCAGCCGGAACAGTTTTTACCACTACGGTTGATACTGTTCCATTCCAGTTTGTAACTGCAGCTGACATTACTAAATCCAATACTGGTTCTGGTATTCCTTTTGTAAGTACGGATATCTATGAGGGCACTTTTGTAACAACGAGATATACGGTAGACACATCTGATGTAGAGCAGAGGTTTCTTCTTACGGATAATAGAGCGGACACCACCTCACTGCTAGTTAAAGTACAGACCTCCTCAGCAGACTCAACTACAAATACATTTACTGAAGCTACTGATATAACTCAGGTAACATCATCAAGTAATGTTTATTTTTTACAGGAAGTGGAAGCAGGATTATTTGAGGTTTATTTTGGTGACGGTGTTATAGGTACAGCTCTTTCTGATGGAAACATTGTTCTGCTAACTTATGTTGTAAGTAATAAAACTGCTGCAAATGGTGCTTCTGTATTTACGAGTGCTGCAGCAATTGCAACCGTTACTGATGTATCTGTTGCAACAGCTTCTAATGCAAGTGCTGGTGCTGAACCAGAATCCCTCGCATCAATAAAATATAATGCTCCTCTGGACTATGCTGCTCAGGGAAGATGTGTGACTGCTGAAGATTATAAAGTTTTTGTAAAGAGATTTTTTAGCAACACACAATCAGTACAGGTATTTGGTGGAGAAGCAGGTTCGTTTGATTCGAGTCTTGGAGTGGTGGATACTCAGGAATTTGGAAAAGTTTTTATATCAATTAAATCAACGACAGGAAACAATCTAACAGACACAGAAAAGGAGCAATTGAAAACAGACCTTACTCCATTTAAGGTTGCTTCCATTACCCCTGTAATTGTTGACCCACAGACAACGCAGCTTATATTAACCACAGTTTTTAAATTTAATTCCAGTAAGACAACAAGTACTGCAGCTGAATTAGCAACCGATGTGACCAACACACTTATTTCTTTTGACGATGATACACTAGGGCAGTTTGAAGGTATGTTTAGACATTCACAGGTAACAGGACTTATAGACGATACCGACACTTCGATAACAAGTAATATTACAACTGTTATGATGGGACAGAATTTTACACCAACCACAACAGCATCTACATCTTATATCTTACAGTTTAATAATGCAATATTTCATCCGCATGCTGCTCATGAATCGGGCACTGGTGGTGTAATTGCTTCAACAGGATTTACGATTAGCGGAGACACAACTAACGAGATATTTTTTGATGATGATGGATCAGGAAATATCAGAACATTTTATCTTGTAGCTGGAGTAAGAGTATACAAGGATGAAACAGCAGGAACAGTTGATTATACAACAGGTAAAATTACAATAAACGGAATTTTCATTACCTCAATTTCAAATGTTGATGGAGCCTCCTCTACTATTATTCGTATAACTGCAATTCCAGATTCTCTGGATATTGTTCCTGTTCGTAATCAAATATTGGAAATAGATTTTACAAATACAACAGTAACAGGAGAAGTGGATACCGTCGCAACAGGAGACTCTGCAGCGGGTACAGATTTCTCTCCAACTTCTGCTCATCAACCAACAACGAGTTTCTAAAAAATGGCTCCATTTGATAGTTCATATTCATCAAACCTGACCACTAAACTCAGTCCTCTGATTGAGGGTCAGGTGCCTGATTTTGTTCAAGCGGATCATCCTCTATTTGTCAAGTTCCTAAAAAATTATTACGAATATCTTGAAGCTGGTGAGCTCAGAGTTACTGTAAATATTGATGACCTTCTTCTGGAAGCAGAAACTATTTCCTATGCATTGGATACTGATGGTAAACATATCACTCTGGAAGATGGTGCCGGAACTACTGGTAAATTTGTTGCGGGAGAAACCATAACAGGAGAAACAACAAAAGCTACAGCTAAAATTCTTGTTGACGATTTGGGAAACACAACAAAACCCAGATTGTTTATAACCTCTCAACAATTATTTCAGACAGGAGAAACTATTACAGGTGGAACTTCTGGAGCAACTGCAACGGTTACTCGATACAGAGCAAATCCTGTACAGAACATACAGCAACTATTAGAATATGCGAATGTAGATAATACCATATACGATTTTCTGGATCAGCTTCGTGATTCTTTTATGAATGCTATACCCAACAATTTAGCAACTGGTGTCAATAAAAGAAATCTGATTAAAAATATAAGAGAACTTTATCGAGCAAAAGGAACATCAGAAGGTCATAAAATTTTTATTAGAATGTTGCTTGATGAAAATGCAACCATAAAATATCCAGTAGAAGATATGTTGCGTGTCTCAGATGGTAAATGGACTTTTCAGACAATTCTAAGATGTTCCCCTGGCACCAACTCCATTGCTTCAGAAATATCAGGAAGAACCATAACCGGCCAAAGTTCTGGTGCTACTGCTGTAGTTGCAGCTGCATCAACAACAGCTGAAGGTGGAGAGGCCATAGTAATATTTGAGATTAATCCAGATTCCCTATTGGGAACTTTTACGGACGGTGAAACAATTAAAGGGACTTCTTCTGTTCAAGATATTTCCATGTCATTTACGGTTCGGGGGATGGTTACAAGCACAGTTGTAACTGATGGTGGGATACTTTACTCTGCCGAAGATACCATAGAACTTGATACCAACACTGCAATCGGTAATGGTGAAGCACTTGCAAAAGTTGAAACTATTAAAACAGGAAGTGTAAGTGACGTTATTATAGATGATGCTGGAACCCTGTATGAAGTTGGTGATGCTCTAACATTTACAACTACTGAGTCTGGAACCAACACTAAAGCAGCAACTGGATTTGTCTCTGTTATTGATGGTTCTATTGCTATTAATGGTACAGATAATGCATCAACAAATGCTGGTGACTATTTGACTATGGAAAATGAATCAACTGAACATGTTGAATTTTTTAATTTTGTATTAGACGGCACTGATGCTGTTGGAAGTAATGATGGCGATAGTGTAATTCTTAATGGAACAGATGCGTCCAGTACTAATGCTGGTCATAACCTTGGAATGGAATATGGTATAAGTCAGGTTACTCTTGACAGTTTTGGTACAGAAGCAGACAGGTTTGCATTAGAGGAAGGTACAGACAGTAGTGGAGCAATTTCCAGAATATTTTTACAGGATGGTGGAAACGGATACTCTCTTCTTCCTTCAGTCACAATATCAACAACTACTGGTACAGGTGGAGCACTCCTTGCAGTCACAACGGACATTGGTGCAATAGATAATGTCAAGATAACCAATCAGGGATTTAAATATACAATTGCTCCAGAGGTACAGTTTAGAGCTAATTTTGTTCTTAAAGATATAACTGGAACTTTCACTGCAGCTAATACACTTACTACACACACAGGTACAGTCAAGGATTTTAATTCTACTACCAATGTTCTGGAAACTACGATAGAGGATGTTGTCAGAGTTATTCTGGAAACAGGTGATGAAGAAGAGATTGCAGTAGAAGATAATCTTAAAATTGTTGGTGATGTCAAGGACACTACTGTTGGTATAAACAATTCAGTAGATGAGGGCGACCAAATTGTAGATGCTGATGGTAATCGAATCGTTCTTAATGCTGATGATACACTGGATGAATATATTGTTATTGAATCTGGAAACGGCCTACCAGCAGGTAGTGCCATTGTTGTTGAAGCAGAAGATGAAGTGTTTAATCCTCCTTTGGTATTAGATGGTACAGATGGTAGTCAAACAAATAGGCATGATAACATAGTAAATGAGGATGGGTCTGGAGATAATATAATATGTGATTTAACAATATCTATAGGTGCAAGTTCTCATCAACTCCAAAGAATACTGACAGAGCAATCAAAATTAACTTCTGCAATGTTATCTGCTGCGGGGAATACTCTTATAACCAATTCCTCTATAGATGACAGTGCTTGTACACTCATCCTTAATGGGACAGATAGCTCCAGAACAAATGCTGGTGGAGATATTCTAAATGAGGAGCATGGAAATAATAATACTATAATATTAGACGGTACGGATTCAGATTCTACTGATGTCGGTGCTAAATTATTAATGAATACTGTGGCCGCCGATGGTAATGTTGCACTGGATGGTACGGATAGCTCTTCTACAAATGCAGGGGATAATATTGTTAATGAAAGCGGTATAGATTTTTCTGCTGGAACTACGACTATCACGGATTCTGGCGGAGCAACAGCAACCATTGTTGCGTCTGATATTGCAAAAGGAACGGCAACGATAGGGACAAAAGCAGAGACTACTCCTTCTTATGGTACAAATGTTGAAAGTCTTATCGGTGAAGATTTAATTCGTATACAAGACTCACTTTTCTATCAGGCATTTTCATATGAGGTTCAGACGGATTCAAGTTCAGCTGATTATTTGACTCAATTAAAGAAAGCAGTTCATCCAGCTGGATTTGCTGCCTTTGGTAAGGTTTCTATTGCAACTGCAATTTCTGTAGCAATAGGAACTACAGGTTCAAGTCTTGGTGGTGGATACACTGCTGATACAGATACCTTCTCACCGATACTTGCTTCCACGTTTGAGGTATTATTTGCTGAAGTAAATCAACGCAGACTTCAATCTGTTGAAATTGCAGTTGGAGATTTAGAATCTGTAATTGTTCTAGAGGATGGGGAAGTTGTTAATGAAGGCGATCTTTTTATTCTTAACGGTACGGATTCAAGCTCTTCTAATGCTGGAGGAGGAATACTTTCTGAGGTAGGTGTCTTCGAAGAAGTGGACTTTAATATTGCCGTAGAGAGTAATTTGGGAATAGGTTCAATTTTATTGGACGGTACAGATTCCTCAGCAAATAATTCTGGTGAAAGAATACTGAAAGAAGATTTCCTTGATCACAGAAACAATCTGGTTTTTGATGGAACGGAACCTTTCCATATTCTGCAATCTGATAAAGGGGATTCCATTTTAATTACTGGGTATACTCTTGATATGTTACTGGAAGATGGTGCTGGCCAACTTATTCTTAATGGAACCAATTCTGGTTCTGCTAATGCTGGAGGAGGAATCACCAGTGAAGACGTAGGAACTATTCTTGTTGAAGATGATATTAGTTCTGCTATTAGTAGAATGGCGTTAGATGTAACTCCTGATACCATATCGGAATTGTTAAATGAATCTGGCGGAACAATGCAGACAGAAACCTCTGGAACAGGGGGCGGAGCAAATAATGATGTTTCTATTGTTTCATTTGTAACAACACAAATAATGATACCACAGCCAACACCAAGAACTCTATCTACTGGATCGGTTACTTTAGCAAAAGACTTTTTTACAGGGAGGTCTGGTAGTATTGAACTTGAAATTGGAACCGGGCCTGGAAATTTAATTCTTAGTGGATATAATCAATATAATCTCAAAGGTGGTGTTGATAGAGTATGGGGCCGAGGCAAAGATTTTCTGTTGGAAGATGGATCTAATGAAAATCATCTATCGGGATTTACCTTTGAGCAACTTGGAAATTATTCTAGCGATATTATAGTTCTTAACGGTACGAATGGAAGTTCTGCCAATGCTGGTGATAATATAATACTGAATGGAACAAATCTTGATTCTGCAAATGCTGGACACAATATTAATGGAGAGAGCGTTCATTCCCATAATTCTTTTCTTATAGAAGATATTCTACGGCCTTCCTTGGTTCTTATAGATGAATCGACAGATTTTGGATCAAGAGAATCGTTCGGGCCTTTAGAACCTGTAGGAATTCTTTTGGAACAAGATACTCAGGGTTCATTTAAACAGGAAGATGAATCTACCGTATCGGGAACACATGGAGATGATATATTACTTGAAGATGGTCTTGGTCTTGGTACTGGTAATAAACTTCTTATAGAATACAGAAGAATACAAATAGAAGATAATATTAATAAAGGAACGATACCACTTTCAAATTATACAAATTCAACACTGGAACCATTTACAAGACCAGCAGATATAGAGACAAGAGATATAGGAACCATACATTTAGAGGATGATGCTACAGAATCAACGAATATTCTTCTGGAAGCTGGAATAACCTCAAGTGGTATAATTGTATTGAATGGTACAGATTCAGATTCTACTGATGATGGAAATCCAGTTGCAATGGAAGCCCATTTTGATGTTTCTATACATTATGGAGCTGGTGCAATTGTGTTGAATGGTACAGATAACTCTTCCACAAATGCAGGCGGGGAATTTTTTCTGGAGTTTGGAACCTTTGATGACTTTATCAAAAATAATGCAGTAGCTGTAGATACAGGTACAACTGGAGGATGGGATAGTACTGTACTTACTTTGGATGATACGAGTAAAACTTTTGATGCAACGGTTTGATGTTTATAAATATAAATAATAAAGAGGAATAGTTAATATGACAAAACAAGCATTAGGCATAGGTACAACAGCTGATGATGGATCTGGTGATTCCCTTAGAGCGGGCGGCACCAAGATTAATGAAAATTTTGATGAAATTTATACTTTAATGGGAGA